ACAAACTGTGTAATATCGGTAATCAACATATTTTTTAGTTCCAGTAAGTGTTACGGATTTCGTAAATGAACAACCACTAACATCGGTACAAGTCAAACTGTATGTACCTGCCGTTAATCCTGTGACTGTATCTCCAGTGAAACCATTAATACTACCACCACTCCATATTAAATTAAATGGGGGTTCTCCTGAATATATAAATGTTGTGATTGAACCGTCATTTCCATTTAATGGTTGCGTTGGGAACAAATCAAAATATACAGACTGACTGTAATCAACATATACCTCAAAACTTTGTATACAAGTTGGTGATCCTGAATCTTGGACTGTAAGGGTATAATTACCCCACTTTAAGTTATTAAATATTCCAACAGGACTTGTAGTTGTTGTTGGATCATATATTGGGCCGGTTAATGTGAAAAGGTACGGGAATGTTCCGCCTGTAGATACAGTAACTTCAACTCTACCATTACTACTACCACAAGTTGTCCCCGTAACCAAAGTTGTTGCACTATATAAGTTAACCGAACTTATCGTTGTTGTTGCACTATAAGTACACCCCGCAGACGTTACAGTAACTAAATAATTACCATTTGGTAATCCGTTAAATGTTTGATTTGGGTTCCCTAATGTTCCTATTTCTTGTATTCCTGTTGATCCTGATACCGAAATCAATAAATTAGCAACGCTACTTATTCCATTATCAACCAATACTTGTATTGATCCGTCATTTGTTGAGCAGAATGAGTTTGTTGTATTAACCGCAACAGTACTGAATGAATTAGGTGTTTGTAATGAAACCGTATCATATATCGTACAAAGTCCCGCATCAGTCACTAAAAATGAATAACCACCTGACGATAATCCCGTGAAAGTTACTGACGTATCAAAAGTTATCTCAACTTGACCTGAAGATCCGCTGAAGAAATATGGTGCTGTTCCACCCACAACAATAAACTCAACCTCACCGTCATTAGCAAAACAACTTGGTTGTTGTAATACCATAAACCCACCAGATGCCAATGGAGGAACTTCACCAACAACGAATGATTTTGTTGTTGTACAATTCTCCGTATTAGTTATTGTCGCCAAATATGTTCCCGCAGTTAATCCTGTGATTGTTGTTCCTGTCTGACCGTTGGCGTTTGGACTCCAACTTACCGTATAAGCACTTAATGGTGGTGTTAAACCTGTGATGAATATTTTACCACTACCTCCTTCAACACAACTCGCGTTATTTACAACATAACCACTAAAGTTAAGTTCGGTTGATGGTGTTACAATAACAGACGCTGTTATACCTGTACAACCACCCCCATCATTTGCAACAATATAATAAGTACCCGCGGATAAACTAGTGAATGCGTAATAAGGTGTTGGTGTTGTTGCCGAAGTAATATAATTATCAGATCCATCATATAAAACGAATGATGCGTTTCCATAAAGACCTGATGTAAATCCTGTGACAACCCCATTGTTTAATCCACAAGTGGTTGGTGTTGAATCTATACTTGTTGTTGTCCCTGTGGAGATGTATATTGGTTGTAATACTTTTGTTGATGACGCATCATAAATTTCAGCCCAATAAGTTCCGCCCGTTAAATTTTTAACATAATAAGTTGTTGTATTTGCCGATACCGGTAGTAACCCTAATCCGGTACCATCTACAACCCCAAAGTTAGGAGTATCTCCGGTTATTCTAAAATAAACCGCCCCTGATCCTGTATTACTACAATCACCAGTGACACTATAATTATATATCTGAATGTATCCCATTATTCGTTACAAAATATTTCAAATTCAATTCCTACGTTTATTTGGAAATCGTCAAAATTAGGAACACAGTTATTATTAAACACGACCACATTTTCATTATCCACATCAATATTATAACTATATCCTGATGTTAGTAAATTATCCAACGCATCACCCAAAGCATTAGTCCATTGAGTATCGGTTGGGTATTGACTTGGCCCAATTCCGTTGAAGAACTCATATTGTTGTATTAAAACCCCATTTTGTCGTATATCAACATACCAACTTGATGAAACAGTATTTAATGAACATACTGTTGAATTTAACCCATTTGATGTGAAAAAGGCTTGTAATGTTTGAGTTAACACAATACCAAAAGAAGTCACCAATGGGTCGTTATTCCAAGGATATAAACCACAAATAACCTCTTGAACCGGACAATCCAACACATAAAGTTGTGTTGATAAAGTACAAGGTTTACAAGGTACCGGAACAAACTTACAACCTTCTTGTCTTCTCCATACATATTTTTGTCGGTGAAAAATAGAGTTTTCCAATCTCACACCTGTATTCCAAATCGTTGTTGCTGGAACCATTTGTTCCACCATTCTGATCCAATAATTACCCATTCCATTCACATAATCAATCATCGTTTGATATGTGAAGTTATCATTTTCAATACCCGCTAATTTTTGTGATTCCAAGTATCTCCAATAAATTGATTGTAACGTAGGGTAACCACCTGTTTTACCATCAGTAATTGTTTGTCTGTTTCTGGTGTTAACCATATTTCTCCAAAACGTTTGAGCAAACTCAAAGAATGTTTTTTGTTTTGGTTTAGGTACAATTGTTGTCCAATCAATACCACCTAATTTAGGATATGGGTTTGGTATGTCACAAGGTGTTGGTGGTGTGTAAAATAACCCTTGTTCTGGAATTGGGAAGTTGTATTGACGAGACATTGTCCATACATCATAAACCAAACCTTGAGCCGGGTTCATCATAATGTCAACATTCTTTACATTCAATGTTAGACATTCTTCTCCCACCTCATAGTAAGAATTAAATCCTCCCTCAAAACTTGTTCTTAAAGTTGGGTCTGAATCAGTCCAACTCTTTTTATTATCGGCAACTCTTCTTAACTTAAACCCTAAGTTCAAATAAGGGAATTGTCTATATCGTTGTAAATATTCTTCACCGTAATTAAATGGTAATAATTGAGTTTGATAATTTGGGTTATTACCTGTAAATAATAAATTTGTTGGTACCGCAAACTCAGGCATTCTGTGTTGTGGTGTGGACTCAAACCATCCCCCACCAATTTGGAAGTAATATGTTTCAGATGCGGTTGGCATTTGAGGACAACCGAACGCGTCAACAGGATAATCACCTCTATCCGTTAAAACATTAGAATTAACCGAAAATGTTGTGAATCCCGTATATTGAACCCCTTGAATGTAGAATATATTATCACCTTGTAATACCGGTAATTGTAAACTTATCGTACCACCTGTAATTTGGAAGTATTGTTTATTAAACTCACTCATATTAATACGTTGGTCGGCAACATAAATATATTCATTAAAGTCAATTAGAGCTTCAGGTGCTCCAACCATTCTTAATAAACACTCTATTGACTTTCTTGTTCCTTTTGATTTAAATAGGTATGCTGAATTTAATATTAAGTTTCTATAGAACTGATAATTAATTTCTTCTGGTGTCGGCCCAATTTGTAATCCAGGAAAAGTGTTTGGTTGTGTTGAAAATACCGACTGTAACAACTCCTCGTTTGATATTGGTGAGAAGTTTGTTGCCCAACCCAAAGTTTGAGCCAAGTTCTTCAATAATTGTGAAGGTATATCATTTTGTACAGTATAATGAACACTGTTGATATTACCTAATGCGGATATGAAAGATTTTGTTTCATCAAAACTTCTTCCGTAAATCTGTAATAACTTTTCAAATTTTTGATCGGGTGTGTCAAATTCTTTTAACGCCCCTGTGGTAAAGAATCTTGAAATTAAGTTAGTATTGTATTGGTCTAAATTAATTGCAAAATCATTAATTTGTGTTAGGTAATTATCAAAACTTGATGTAACAATATCCAAGTTCCAAATACCGGCTTTAGGGAATGTTGCATACTCATTTGATATAGCAAATGAACCATCTTCTAATTCTCTTGGAACAACGAACTTTGCGGTATATGCCGGTGTTATTTGTCTATTGAGTAAGAAGTTCTCAACCGCATCAAAATTTAAATTAAATACTTTATTAACCTCAAAATCATTTGGTCTGACCACCAAGTAGTCATAAGATATTTGATTACCACTAAATGGATTTCCATCAACAATAATCTTTAAACTAGTTGAGTTACTGTCTGTAGGATATAAGTAGTTCAGAGGATATTGTTGACCATTAACAAATAGAATATATTTCTTATACTCTAATTTCATATTTCTCAATGGTGAAACTTTGTTTTCATTAAACATCATATTTGTTTCGGCATTTTGCGAAAAATCAATGTCAAATGGGTTTCTTATTGAGGATAATAGTATCTCTAATGTTGTATCGTTTTCAATGGAATCGTAACTTATATTAAATGCCGTTTCTTGATTTAAGAAAGTTTCCGTTTGTGGAGCTACCTCTAAACCAGCGGGAAAGTAGTTAATTATCTTAGTAATTGAAACTGAAAATCTTTTAACTAATGAACCATATTGGGTAAAGTTTGTAACCTGACTTAAATCATAGTTAGGGTAAACTCGGTAGTTTGCCGCTAATATTTCAGCCGATTCTACATTATTATCAATGTTGATAGATTCTAAATTGATAGGGTCAGAAAATGTTCCTATCGTAAAAGTTCTATTCTGTTTTTCAGTAATGTTTGTTGTGAAATTAAAATTCGCCTGTGTTAAACCACCACCCGCAACAAGCTGAACCCCAACTAAATTGTTAGAGAATTGGTTTGCTGCACTACTTTGAGGTGGACAAGTAAATTTCTGTGTTGCCATTAAACTGTTATGTTGTTAAATGCTTTAGAGAAGTCAATATTATCACCACGATCTTGTCTAACCTCATAAAGAAGTGTATTGAACTGATCTTTAATTTCGTACAAGTTGTATTGTTTGTAGATATTATTATCAGAGTCGTAAATAGTGTAAATACCGTCCTCAATAGATTTAGTTTGGTTACCGTAAAGTGCAATCGCAAGAGTTGAGATGTCTTGATCAACAATTTCAATTTCCGTACTTATAGGGTTAAAGTATGTGTTTGAAATAATAATACTTTGATTTGGTTGACCTATAAATGGTGTTGCGCTTGGTTTGTTAGTTGGTGATGATGAAGGTGATAACGTACAGAATAGTAAGTTTGTTGATCCCTCAACATAAGCATATCTAATAGATTTTTGGATCGTGTTAGTGAGGTTCTGAACTACAGGTTCACAGTAGAACGACGATGTTATAATTCTAAAAAAGTTAGGTATTTTAGTTCCGTCAGGGTTTAAATACTCAACTCTAAAACCAACTAACCCTTGATTAACGAATTTGTTTCTATATTCAACAGGAACATTGTTAAGGTCAATCACTATACCTTTTACATTTGGTAATGCCGACAACACACCACAATCAGTAATAGTTGTTCTGATTTGTGCCGGTCTAATCATCAAAGTGTAGATACCTAATCTGTTGAATTGGTCTGCAGGTAGTTTAAGGTTATATAAACCACCTAATATCTCAACACTACTTCCACCTGTTTCGGCGTTGTTGAAGTAGGGTCTCAATACGTCTTGAGCATTCAAAGTTGTTAATGTGAAGTTCTGAGTGTCGTCTCTTGATTCTGTATAAACCATTACGATCTCAACGTCTTCAGGACTAACATCTGATGGTCTTATAGTTCCATAATTACCTGTTGCCATTTTTAATCTTTTTTCCTTTTTTATAAATAGTTATGTTGATACTTTTTCAACATTAAAATATTTGTATCCGTATTTTTCTAAATCACCAACATTATCAACTTCACCCAATCTCATTATGTTCTCCAATGCAGTATACTTACCTCTTTCAATAAACACATTCGTTATGATTTCAGGTTCGTCAATAACATTTAATAATGCTTCATTCTTTGTTAAAGCACTTAAAACTAAATCACCCTGTTCTAAACCATACGAATCAACTACATAAATTGTATAGTCCTCGTAATCAAAGTAGTTTATACCGTTAATAGTGTATGCCGAATATGTTCCTGTGGGGTCAATCCCCCAATATGTTCCAATCGCACCTGTTGTTCCCGTTACTTGTATACCCAACTTATATTTTCCGCCGGCCAAGTTTATTTTTGGCCCGTATTGTGACAGATCATTAAGAGTTGATTCAGTATAACCTGTTATTATAAATGGAACGGAAGTGTAATTGTAAGAGTAGTAATCATTTATATCGGTATTTGAATCTCCAGTGAATATGTAATCATAACTTATTGGTGTTGCAGACCAATTACCACCCGCGGGATAAAATGTTATATTACCTTGTGGGTTCGTTACTGTGACGTTTGAGTATGGTGTTGTTACGGGTTTCTCAACTTTAGATATACCCCAAGGCGAATTAGCGGTTAGAGTAATCGTATAGTTATTTGATGATGTCGGATAAATATGAGTTAAAGGTGTGATACCAACAACTAATTGTTGTGGGGATCCGTCACCCCAATCCAAACTGTAAGTACATAATTGTAGGAACTTAATTAACTCTAAATCGGATGTATTGTAAAATGTGAAGGTGTACGGATTGAGAGTGTTTGCAGTAACAATAAAATTGTTTAACACATCCGCCTGAATAATTAAACCGTCAGTCGGAGTGTAATAACCTAAATCAACCGCAGACTCGGTCAACATTATATTAACTGTTAGACCAGTTAAAAATGATGTCCCACCCGTATTACCCGATAAAAGAAAATCCATCGGTAGATAAACACCTGTTGTTCCTGTTGTGGTTGCACTTATTGTTGTTGCCGTCAAACAGCAAGGATCAATAATTGTAGTGATGTCTGTTTCACCTGTGTATGGAACAAACACAAGATCACTTTTGATATTCTCAGGTGAGATAATAAACTTATATTCCTGTAATTCCATTATGGGTTAACATATTCATACCATTTTATCGGTGTTACGGAATCACCAACTCGTAAATTGGTTGATGTTGAGAACACTTCGTAAGTTTTGTTGTTATAATTCAAATCCACTCTATAATAGAAATATGTTGAGTTATCAAAAGTAAATTTGTTTGGGATGATTAAATTTTGTCGGGTATTAGTCATTCTCTTGAATACCCCAGTTCTAGCATCAAAGAAACTTGCGGTCATAAAAAATGTATCAATATTAATTACATCACGACTTCTTAACCAATAAATAAAGAATCCTTCCTTGTCACCAATATAATCTAAAACCATTTTTGGTTTTTTAATTTCCACTGAAGGGACTAATGGTGACAGAACAACTGTATCAGTTCTACCTTGTTGTACCGGTAAAATAATTGATAAATAAAGTTGTTGGGTCTTTTCATTATCACTATCAAAAAGGTCTAATTTGAAGAATGACTTTGTGAATGGTTTACTGTAATAATAAATTTGTTCTGTAGTAAACCCAAGATTTAAATATGATAAATTCCAAGACCCTACTGTTGTTGCGGTTATCGGTTGTGAGTTATCATAAAAATAAAACTCATAATCAATTGAGGTATCAAAATTAGAAAATACATTGTGACTAAATCTTGAAATCTCAAAATCGGTCGCAGTCCCAATTACTTGTTTTAATATGGATGTTTCGTATTCACTGATTGCTTCGTCCCTTCCAGTGAAATCCCATTGCATATTAATTGGAATATTAATAGATTGGTCTAAATCTGTTTTTAGTATTTTTACTTTATTCGCATTCATCTACTAATGGGTCTTCAATTGTGATTATGTTCTGAGGAACTTTACCTATTTGTGCGTAATCACTTGGTATGTTATAATTTTCAGGTGTAATTCTAAATATGGTGTTCACATATGGGTAGTGAGCCCCATTCATAAATGGGAAATCAACACCAACACCTTCGTTGTCTATAAAACCATATGGATATAAATCTCTCCATCTAAACAAAGCATTGGTTGTGGAATAATACGCATAAGGTGGTATTCCCACAACTTTACTTGAACTGCCTTCTTCAATATAATCAGAGAACGCACCTATCTGTATTGCGTTATGTGGTTGATAAAAATACCCAACCTGATTTGTACTATTCAACCCGTTATCAACGATGGTAAACCAATTTTGATTAAACTTTATTTTATGTTGATAGGTAGAAATTACTCTCTCTAATTGTTCAAAGTTATTCCATTCACAAAAATCCCCATCAATGGTATCTCCCGATTGTAATAATTTATTAAAGAAGAATGGACCAGATCCAACTAAAGATGTGTATTGTGTTTGGGGTATATTTGTATTTGAATTGGGGTTACTTTGATCCCACCAAGTTTGTGGTTTTTTGTTTTGTAAAAATGTGTTGAACTCCCAACCTTGTTTCATATTTCTTGTCCAACCAAAATACCCTCTCCAAATTGTGGTAAAAAATAATTCAGTTAGTGGTCTATTTTGATTATCAATCAAACCGTTGATGTTTATATCACAATTAAACGATAAATTATAAGATCTACTACCTTCTTTAATTGAAGTTCTCTGTTTTTCATTTGGTGTTAGAACTTTAATCTCACATTTCTTTTTATCACCATATATGTTTCTCTCAAAACCAGCGTTAACTAAAACCGCACAATCAGGGTTAGTAATGATTTTGTGTTTACGAATATAATATTGACTAATAGTGTCCGCAGAATTAGCGGCATTAATGACTCTTCTAAAAGTTCCTTGAGTGTTCGTTTGGAATGTGGTACCAGTATATCCAACGTTTCTAATATTAAAAATATATTCATTTGATCCTGATGCTCCATCACCCAAACTAGTTACTTGGAACATATTATTTCCATTATAATTAATAGACAAATAAACATACTCACCAACAGACAGTCCGTGTTTCATTGGTGATTTGAATACTATGTTATTACCCAATAAATTAGATCCTACAACAACATAAAATGGTATTCCGTTTGATGCGACCCAAGACCAATTTAGATTAGTATCTGGTTCAACCGTAAATAAAGTTTTAGTAAAGTCATTGGCGAAGGCATAACTCATATAATGAGACCAATTATAAGTTGTTGCACTTACACTTTTAAAGTCAATGTGGTTATTTGGTGGTTGAGTGTAACCCACAACACCGTTATCCGTTCTGATAAAATCAAATTCAGGATATTGTGGTAAACCTTCCCACGGCACGCTTTGGTCTGTTGCAAATGGGGGTTGGTTACCTTGATAGTAATAGTTTTGAGCATTACCCACCGCATTGGTATAATATAAATTATCTCTAAATGGAACGTAAGTGGTTTCACCCGAAATAGCATTTTCAAATAATATTGTGAATTTTGTTACGGGTCTAAAAATAGTTGATGTTTGTCTTTCTTCTTCAAACACATTTACCAAATTTAAATCAACACTTCTGTCGTATTCAACTAAATCTTTACTTGTTTGACTGAACGGTATGTTAATAAACTGATCTGTTCTTGGTGCGGATTTATACCTCTGCGTTGATAATATTATTCTTTCTGTTGGATCTACGGTCATTATTCTTCAGTTGTTGCTACGTAAAGTTTATAGAACCTGTCTACCGCTGTTTTACCATTATTCAAACCAAAATAGAAGTGGTAAGGTGCTCCAACCACAACCGCTTGTGAATTAGATCCGGTAGGTTGTCCTTGTATAATGGTACTAATTGGTGGTTGTGGTGCCGGACCATTTGTTGATCCTGTGTAATTAGCAATGTAACCTAATTTAGTTGTTTGAGTTATGTATTTTTCCTGAAGAGTATCAAAGTCAAGATCTTGGTATTTTTTACTAAAGAATCCACCACCATAAACTGTATCAGTAACCCAGTTGTTATCTTCAGTTCCAAAGATATTCATAGTAGGGTCACTTTTCTTTAAAGACCATTTGTAATGTGGAACAACTTGTGATTTAGAATAACCGAATTTTTGTTGAATTAGTGGTGAAGTACTATAGGTTTCAATTCCCGGTGATTCTATTTTTCTATAGTTTAAGTTTTGTTCTGGTGTTTGGAAAAACACACCAAACACAGGTTTAATGTCCGCACCTGATGGGTAAGAAGCGGGATAATAGTTATCACCAAAGAAAATATAATCATTACTTGGTACGTTCTCAGTAATGAAAGGTAATACTTTCCACTCTGAATTAATTGATAACATTTGAGCCCAATCACCATCAATTCTATAACCACCTCTTGTACTGTTAAAGAACTGAATAATACCTTTACCCTCACTTGAGTCCCCACCAGTACTAACAGGTATCATTCTTTGTCTAACACCCTCATTTAATACTCTTGATAAGAACCCTAATTGGATGAGGTCAGAATTATCTTGGTATGATGTCGCTTTTAATTGGTCAGCATAATAAGATCCGAACCCATCAATACCATTACAACAAATCTCATTAATGAAACTGTCTCTTGGGCCTAAATCAACAACCGTTATTGGGAATTGGATTTGTTTTTTATTATATCCAAAACCAGGGAATGATGATAATGATCCGATTGCGTTTTCCGTTGGTGAATTTTTACCAATAAAATCCGAACCATTCCACGGCGAAGATCTATAATAGAAACTATTTGATAGGTCGTTGAATACAATAACGTTATCACAATAAGTGTAGTTAGGTTCAAGGTTCGCACCAAATGTGGTTCTCTTGTTAAAGGAGAACATATATAATGAACCGTTTAACCAATTGTTTTGGAACACTTGAGAAAATATTCCTCTACAAGCAGCAAAGTTCATAGTAAATCTAACTTTCCACTCCAAGAATAATCTTGCATCATCGGGGTATTGTACTAAATATGTTTTATTCAACAAACAATAACAACCATTAACCATTCTGTTTGCCGGTATAGAACATTGATCAGGTGGGATAACCCCAACATTACTTCCTGAACCACTGTAACACTCTAAAGGTACCATACCTTCACAACTCAATGTACTGGTTAGTCCTGAAATAAATGGATCTTCATCTTGTTGGTCTCCTGTTGGTAAATCTAAACCAGCACTTATTGTTGGTTCAGTGGCAACACCAGTTGCATTATAAGCGGTAAAATTATTATTTTGGTGTAACGCATAACCCGTATTATTCTGAACTCCGTTCTCAACTTTGGTTGATGTTGGTAGTCTATCACTCCTCATAACAATGTTTGTACTTTGGAATGTGACGGGGGTAAGTCCGAATCGGTAATAAGCCGGTGAATATAATACTGAAATATTACCGCCAACATTAGTGTTGTTAAACCAACCATCTTGGGTGTTATAATATTGTTTCTTCTGACAATCTTGATCACATCCTTGTGTTGAAGAATTAGTATCTATTGTTTTTGTGAAATTTATATTGGAGTTCCAAGCCAAGAATGATCCACCACCAACGTATTGTGTAGGTGCAGTTTGGGCTCTTGGTATTGTATAGTTAGAGTTTGATAAAACTTCATATAAATTACTACCTACGGTTAATTGTGATGTGTTTTGCCAAGTAGGGAAAACAGGTGTGTAAGAACCGATACCAGCAACATTAGTATCATCAGTACATAAATAAAAATATGGTAAGTTAGACGTAAATGCTGTGAATTTTGTTGTGTCGGGCGTAAACGCAAATGAGGGGAAATACAAATTAGATACGTTATTAGTTGTACTGACGTGACTAACCGGTTTATTACCTGAGGTAAATGAGTTATAACCTTGTATTGGTATGTTCAAGTAATATGAACCTTCAACCTCAACAGATCCAAAAGATGTAAAACCAAATATTTTAGATAAATCATATTTAATCGTCTGTTTTGGTGTAAATGGATCAACACCTCTAACAAAGATACAAACCTCATATCCTTGCCATCCTTCCATTAATGTTACAACATTATTAATTGTCCAAGAACTAAATGTAGGTTGAGGCGGAAGATATACCGGACAATCTGGTGTTTGGATTTCTATATCGTGTCTCAAATAATTGTTAGGATAATAACCGGTAGTTAACTGATCAATATCAATAAATTGATTAATGGTAAGTCCTGTAACTAATTGAAAATACTCAATATCAGTTGCAAACTGTAAGTAAGATGCTTCAACATTTGTATTACCAACAACTGGTTGTTGACTAACTTGTGGTAAATTAAGAACTATGTTTGCCGGTAAATTAACTTGTTGGTTAGTAGGGTCAGCGTACTGTATTAAAGTAGGTATTGAGTTACCTGTTAATGTTGTACCTGTAATTGAATTAGTTCCAAATTGGTTAAGTGTTGCCCCCGTTAAGTTAACTAATCTGTTTGATGATTGGGTATCCGTAAAATTAGGGTCTTGGAATGAACAAACATTACCAATACCGATTTGGTCTATTGCTCCAGGACTCATTAATACAACAACAACTTGGTCTGTAAATGATTGTGACCCCAAACTTGGGTTAACTGTTGTTTTTACTTGATTGACACCACTAAAGTACTTGTCTCTTGTGTTGAAGTCATTTAATTGTTGTGGGAATGTTTTTGATTTGGGATAAGCGAAGAATCGTCTGTCAGGTGGCCCTAACGGTTGTTTATCTGTTGCCCATAAAAATGGTTGTGGTGCGTGTAACAAATATTTTTCATTATCATATAATCTATTTGGGTTATTTGAGGATTCAACATCATATCCTGAAATTACTCTCGCTAAATCTAAAGAAGCCTGAACAGCCAAATCTTGATTAATATCATCATCACCAATATTAGCGGCTAATGTTTTAAATGGCCCAGTATTACCACATTGATATGGATAGAAATTAGGATCATCAGCCGGACCCGATAAATTTGGGTGATCTATTACATAAGACCCCGCAGAGTTAACAGGTGCAATTATACTTAACGATGGTATTAGAGTATAATCATAAAAACTACTTGACCCCCCTTGAGCAGCGGCATCTATCTGATCATTAACACTATTAATGTCAAAATTATCGTCTTGTTCCGCATTTCCACAATCACAATCACAACTTGTACAATCAGGGTACGCAATCATAGGTAATGAAATTCTTGGGAAACCTTTCACCTTTATCGCCGCGGCAACGGCAAATACACCAAACGCAATTGCCAAAGCCAATTTAAATGCTGCGGCCGCAATTAAGAAAATTCCCGCAAAAATTAATCGTATACCCTCAAGTATAAATCCAACATTCACAGTTACCCCAACACCTAATTGAATAACTCCAGCTGCGGAATTAAATAATTGTATACCATTTTGTATCGTATTAAACAACGCAACTGCTGCATCGTAAGTTAGGTAAATACTCAAGGCTATTAACACATATTTGAGTACTGGCCATATGAATGAGATGAAGTGAGCAACAAATAATAAAACTAAAATTGGGAATGTTAGTATATTAATTAGTATGTTGAATACAAAAAATATTGGATCAAAGTTTCTAATTATATCATTTACCGGAAAAGTATTAACTGTTGATTTACAAGATCTATTATCAATCTCTTTAATACCTAAATGCCTTGCTCTACCGATCCCATTCTTATATCTATCCAAGAACATTGCTGTGGTATATACCTTGTTGTAGTTAAACTCATAGAATGTGTCCTCACAATCAATTGCCTCTTGTGGGTTAACGTAGTCGTCCCAATCTAAACTAAAAGCATATGATTTCAATAGTTCAAATAATGTTTCAGGATATACCGTAAATGAAAAATCCTGACTTACGTTAGGGTTGATTGGTGTTCCTATTATTTGAATTGTATCACCAAGATTAAACGGTATTGAATTTTGTGATCCAATATATAAAACTCCGTTTATGTATATGTTATATGATGAACTGTTAGGTGCATCATCAAATGAAATACCGGCATCAAATCCAAATGATTGTATTTCCGTCACTCCCGATGTGGAACCTGCTTGGATTTGATATGTGTATGATTGTGTTGACTGATCAAATGGGTCATTAGCGGAATTAGACCACCCGTACTCTTTAACGTTTGGAACTAAAAAGTTTGCTCTTTGGAAACTGTTCTGTAACCCTTCTTGGTTTTGCCATTTTATTTTGAATCGGTATTTACCTTTTGTTGGTATTCCTTTACTTGGGTCGTCAGATAATACTTGTTCCCCAAATTCGTTAGTATAAACATAATCCAAGTTCATTGGTACATTAAGAACATATGCTCCGTCAGGATCAATCACTTTACCTTCTTGTTCAACTTGATAGACCTCTAAAATTGGTAATCCTTGATCGTCAGAATTAATTGTTTGTCTTATTGCTTGTATCTCACCAGGGCCAGCAACTAATTCACATAAATTACCCGTATTGTTTTTTGGTTTACAATTGGTTTTTAATGCGTCATCATCAGTTGTCGATATAATTGACCCCATAAAGATGGAGGTTGGTTGGATGTTAATATTCGCTTGTTTGGTTAAATCAAAATCTACTCGTGTAATACCAACTTGACATAAGTCTTGGTCACCCCAAAATGGTGCAACATCCACGTCAAATACCAAATTTTTAATCTGTGGTAGTTCTCTTAAGTTTGTTGAGGTTCTAAATGTTGATCCATTAACTTGTGTTTCCGTTGCCAACCCTTGTTGTATCAAATCTTGTGGTGATAAAGAGAAACAACCAATGTCAGATAAATCAACGTCCATTACAATTGTTTGAGTTCCAGTGGGAACACCGAATATCATAAAGTCACCACTATCATTAGTTGTTACGGTGAATCTATAATACTTGTCGTAAACCTCAATATATGATTCGTCCATCAACACATCACCAACATTTGGGAATGTCCCTGTTGATTTATGCCCTTTATAAGATGGTAATTTTGGTAATAAATTATATCTATAACCTTCCTCATTGGTATCAGTTATGGTTTTGAAGGGGTATAGTTCAGAGATCACTGGGTCAAACTCATCCGCATCATCCAATGGGATAAAAACGGAAACCTTTGCGTTTGGCAAACCAAACCCATTATTAACAAAAACACGACCAACTACAACACCGTAATCGGCACACATTCTTGTATATAAATCGTTTGCGAGAATCTTTAAAGATAGTACTTCCAAAGATTCCCAATCTTGTTCTAAATTGACGTTAATATATTTGTCAACACCGACTTCGGTTCTTATTCTATATGATTTGGGCATTAAAGATTTCGTTTTTTCATAAATAGTTTATTTCCTATTTTAGAAAAAATAATCTTATTTTGAGAAAAATAAATCTCTATGAGAAGTTTACTGATTTTAAGTTCAATACCCTCACATTAATGTCCTTATTTGGGTATCTAATTTGGTAAGTTTGTGTTGGTGTTGCGAAGATTGTATCTGCTGTTGGTTGTATTCGTCTTGTCAATGGATCCGAATATGGCATTGATGTTTGAGCTGAAGAATATTGTCCTCCAACTTGGTTGAAGAATGCGATGTCAGAGACACTTACAATACCGTTTTCAGACTGAATTATTCGTCTTAATTCAGAGATATTAACATTTTGACCTAACTCCCTAACTAAAGGGTTAAAGAACTCTGTAACCAACTGAATTACTTTAGCGATAACCGCACCTTGGTTTTGACTATTATCTAAAACAACATCAACAGTAACTGATAGATCAATTGTTTCCGCCGCTTCTATTGAGATGTAGTCATTTATCATACGATAATTTGATAGGTAATTAGCTACGTTTTGTTTCAAGGTATTTGAAACGACATTAGTTAAACTACCACTCGTGTCATAAGACAACATTTTAATTTTGATCTTATTATTCTCTTCGGTAATCGCGACTTTAGCGGGTGCACCAAATTGAGACGGCATTGTTCGTATGATTGAATTGTAGTCATTAACTGTAACCGCTCTATTTTGAGCCGCAAAGTTAAATGCAACCATATTTCTAACATCTTCAGTTGTTGGTAAGTTAGCCCCACCAATAGCTGCAGTTACGTTGTTACACTGTAAACTGTTAATCACACTTCGGTTAACGGAATCTGACGGCCCATTAACGGCAAATGAGACGGTACCAATTTGATTAATTGTGTTAATACCTAAATTACTCGCTAATCCACCACCAATCCTATATTGAACGAATAATGTTGTGTTTGGTGTTAAAGCAGCCCCCATAGCAAAGTTATTAGTATATCTACTTAAATCAAAACCTTTACCATCACGAGCAAATTCTCTTAATTGTTGTTCCGCAGAGATATTACCACCACCAAAAGTCATTTTACAGAAACCTTCAGGGGTATATTCACTAATGAATTTGTTTGATGTTGTTATATATCTACCTACTTTAATTCCGGGTTGATCCGACACTTTAGTTGGGTCTTCAATGAAAACTCTATCTTGTACCAAAGCATCAACTTCAAACCATCTCTCAGGCCCTACCGTGATAAAATCTTGTGGTTGTGGTATTGTTGAGTACTGTGTTCCTGATTTAAGAAGAACACTTGTAATACCCAAAACATTTTTTTCGGGTAAGAATAATTCTAAATAAGGTCTAGCGTCGTTAGCTGTGATTACTCTCTTATAAACTTTTGTAATACCATTAACAACAACTTCTCGTTTAACAATCGTATAATTAATAAGTTTACCACTTGAATCAAAGTTTGGTATTTTTACTCTATTTGGTGATCCTTCAGCATTTATTGGTGAAGCAAAATCAATATCATAAACCGTTTCAAAAGGTTGTCCCGCACCATTAACTTGGGAACCTCTTCTTAAGACACCACAATATCTTAAATCTTCTCTATCACCAAAAGCAGGAACTGTAATTGAGAAATCAACCAAAGCAACTGATGGTCTTTGACCTGGTACTTTTAAACCATAAGTTCTTGCGATATTATAAACGGAGTTCTTCTGTTGAGCAAACTGCAATACAGTTTCTTGAATACTTCTATCAATTTGAAAGTTGAGGTTATCTGTTACCGCAGCGTTCATATCTAACATAACAGAAAAAATACCCGCATCATTAAAGTTTTGTACTAGTTCAGGATAATATGTTCTAGTGAAGTTAATTAATTCCGTTCTTACTCCTTGAAAATCTCGGACTGTATAAGATATATTCTTTTCTGCCATATACTATTAAATATTAATAATGATAAAATCACTAGATTCAAAAGCGGAATCCGTTATTCTATAATCTATTTTAATTCTTGCGGTGTGTTCTAATTGAGCAATATTGGTAACCCTAAATTCTCGTTCACCATCTTTATTTACCGTATAACCTTTATCCTCCAATCCCGCAGACGCAGGTTCAACAGTTATATTAGTCACTTGTAGGTTTGGCATGTAATTACCGATTGTGTCTCTAATTTCTGATTCAATATCTGAGAATGTTGGCCCATCAAGTGGTTCAAATATATACTCATAAAGACGAGTTCCAAAATCAGGTAAGAAATACCTTGATCCTTTTCTTGTCAATAATAAGTGAACTAAGTCAGATCTAATCTCACCTTCAGTAGAATTTGTTACATCCAAATATCTACCTGTGAAGGAATCCACAAAAGGAAAAGAAATACCATATGTAATACCATTTGCCATATCTAATAAATATATGTCGGGATTATTTCTAATAAATAGATATAAAATAAAAATCCCGACATAGTGTCGGGATTAATGTCGCGATTAATGTCGCTATTAAGATGAACATCCAAAACATTCAAAATCTGAGTCTTCTGGTTTTGAAGGTAGGTTTAGATTACTGTATTCAACTTTTGGTGGTTCGGGAGTTACTTTTGGTTTTTGTCTTTTTGAGATATCCATTGCCAAGTGTTTTGCCCCTGTTGAAATTGCCTTGGTTCTAACATAATAACAAAGTGTTTTCAATCCGCTTTCCCAAGAGTGGAAGTGTGATGAGGTAATCTTTGATAATGTTGGATTAGACATATAGATATTCATTGATTGTGATTGATCAACAAACGGTGCTCTATCGGCCGCCATATCAATAAGTTGTTTTTGTGAGATCTCCCAAATTGTTTTATATTTAGGAATCAAATGTTCAATTCTCTTAACTTTCTTATTGTAATTTTTATCTTCAGGATCTAAATAATTATTGAAATTAATATTTTGAATTGATCCTTCATTCATAATAATTTCATTCTTTAAGTCCTCAGACCATATACCTATTTTCTCAAAGTCAGAGATCAAATATTTGTTCACAATCATAATCTCCCCACCAACAACTCGTCTGTTAAAGATTGCCGAATGAGCGGGTTCTGTCATTTCATATGACCCTGTAATCTTTGCTGAAGATGCTACAGGCATTTGAGCTGTAAATAATGAGTTACAAACACCATAAGACTTAACACTATCTTTCAATTTGTTCCAATCCCACATACCCGAAAGTTGTGTTTCGTCAAGACCCCACATATCAAATTGGAATGTTCCTTGGGACATTGGTGATCCGTTAAAGAAGTTGTAAGGTTTATAATTACCATTCATACACAACTGATTACTTTCGTAGATAGCGGCGTAATAGATGGTTTCAAAAATATCTTTATTCAATTTTCTTGCCTCTTCAGATGTGAAGATATAATCCATTAAATAAAATACATCCGCTAATCCTTGTGTTCCGATAGCAATTGCTCTTTGTTCTAAACCACCTTTTCTACCTTTTTCAGTTGAGTAGTTATTAATATCAATAACCTTATTAAGTGACCTTACAACTTTTCTTACTTCAGTGTATAGAAGCTCAAAATCAAACTTACCAGATTTAATAAAGTTTTTCAATACCATAGAAGATAAGGTACAAATTGCTGTCGTTTCTTCATCTGTGTATTGATAAATCTCGTTACACAGATTTGATTGTTTAATGACACCGATGTTTTGGTGGTTAGTTTTCTTATTAGCGTTGTCTTTAGAACATAAGTAAGGAACTCCAGTCTCAATTTGAGATTCAATAACTTTAGTCCAAATGTCTTGCGCTTTAACTTTCTTACCAAGACCCATAGACACAGCGGTATTATAAACTTGTTCGTATTCATCACCAAAACATTCTTGTAATGGTTTTAACCCCGCATTTTTAATATCATTAGGACAGAATAAATACCAATCAATATTTTCTTTAACCGCCCTCATAAAATTGTCTGGTATCCAAAGTGACGTAAATAAGTCACGTGCTCTTAATTCCTCGGCACCTGTATTCTTTTTAATATCTAATAAATCAAAGATGTCTTTGTGCCAAGGTTCAATATAGATTGCTGCGGAACCCGGTCTACGACCTTGTTGATTAAAGAATCTTAGTGATTCATTTACAATCTTAAGGTATTTTAACAATCCACCGGCGTAACCACCTGAACTAGAAATCCTACTTTCTTTACTACGAATGTTAGACATTGATAGTCCAATACCAGCGGCGTCAGATGAGAATGTTGAGATGTCAGTTAAAGTATCCAACAAACCTTTTCTTGAATCAGCGTCGTTATAGTGAAGTACACAAGACGCCAATTGAGGTGACTTTGTACCAGAATTAATCATAATTGGGGTTGCCTTTGAGATTAATTGTTCTGATAACGATTTATAGTATTCAAACGCATCTGTGATGTTTGAAGTAACCCACAACGCAACTCTCATATACATATGTTGTGGTCTTTCAATTACTTTACCGTTTGGTCTTTTCAACAAATACATTTCTTGTAAAGATCTCCAAGCGAAATAATCAAAGTTATAATCGTTTTCGTGATTAATTACCGCGTCAATCGTATCTTCACCATATTCCTTAATCGTCTCAATAAGTTTCTCATTAATGATTCCATCTTCATAAAGTTGCATCATAGTTTGTGAAAAACTATCATTCGTATCTTTATGGTATGAAGAAATCGCAACAGATGATGCCAATCTTGAGTAATCGTGGTGACTACCGGTATAAGATGCCGCAATCTCATAAACTAACTTATCAAGTTCTTTTGTGGTTATTTCACCTTCAGTTGGTACTGATGTGATAACCTTAATAAAAATCTCATCTGAGTTTACATTCAAACCTTTTGATGATCGTTTTACTCTGTTATAAATCTTTTGTGGGTTAAATGAGACAACCTCACCACCTCTTTTAATTATTTTTAATGACATAATCTAATATTTAAAATTCGTCTGTAAATGTTATTGTTTCGTTCAATTTCGCCTTCTGATATTCCATCGTTCTTGATTCAAAGAAGTTACCTTTTGTTTCTACAGCAATTTGTTCCATAAATTTAAAAGGTTGTTCTACGTTGAATTC